ATCAATGAAGAAGTCAACGAAGTTCAATGCCCGCCCGCTGCTCAGGAACGTAACCATTCCTGTTCACCGTCCCACTGTTCTCTTCTCAGCGAAAGCTGGAGGGTGGGTCCGGGTGAAGTCAAATCAGTACAAGACCATCAGACGCCGGTGCCGAACACTGGGCAGTTCCCGCCTGTGCAGGAACGAGAGCATTTTCTGGGCGTTGAGGAATGGGGTGGGTAATGCCAAGGCATCCTGACCACTGCTATGGATGTGGGAACAGGTACGCGGAGTGTACCTGTCTCCCAGGTCCTAAGATCGCCGCACAACCAACGTGCCCCAAATGTGGAACAACTTACACGATTGGGAAGAACACTCAGAGCCGAACGTACCGCTGCACAGACGATTGTGGCTGGTACTTTCACGCAACCAGACAGGTCACCTATGTGACCGCACTGACCGAAAGGGTGAAGAAATGACAGAAAGAAGAGCAGAGGAACAACGGCGAGCTGCGGATCGACGTCGGAAGGCGGCACAGCGGCGGAAGGTGTCCGAGCAGTCGTCGGCACACCGACAGCCATCGTCATCCGAACACCGCTGGACCGAGCAGATAACGGGACGACGGCAGACAGGCCCCTCGGCCCCTCCACAACGGCGAGTTCCTGACCCGCCAACCGTCGTTCCGATCAGGGACGTGCGTGTCCAGGAGTATCCGGGGCTGAGAACCATTGCGTTCATCTACCGGGTTGCATCGTGGGTATTCATGCTGGTGGTCGGCGTCCCGCTTGGTGTTGCTGCAGTGGTGTGCTACATGGATGACAGTTTACGGGCATCGGCCTTTTTCCTGGCCTCCTTCTGCGTTGCCACAGTGGCGGCCTTTGTGATCCGTGGGCTTGGGGAATTCTTTCTGGCCATGCGTGACATTGCCCGCAACACGGAGCGGAGCTATAAGCTAGCACAGGCGTAAGCAATGGCAAAACGACGGAAACGAACAAACGCAAACGTACCAGCGAAAGGTCGCCTGAAAGACTTCGCGGATCGTCTTTGGTCACTCGCTGTCAGGGACGACTGGAATTACCAGTGTGCGGTCTGCGGGAAAGGAAAAACCGATGCACATCACCTGATTCCACGGCAGCACGAATCGACGCGGTATGAACTGCGAAACGGGATCGCGTTGTGTTCGTATCATCACCAATTCGATGCAGACATCAGCCCACATCAAAGTGCCGCAGGCTGGATGCGGTGGCTCGAATTCAACCTGCCGATGCGTCACGAATGGCTCACAGATCAGATTGCGAGCAGGGAGTATCGGACATTCGGAGGCACAACGAATGCGGCATACTACATCGAGCATATTCTGCGGTTACGGGAATACGTGGACGATGAGACATTCGAGACGGTGTGCGGGAAGAAATTCACAAGGTACCTGTTGAACACTTGACACGCGGAGTTGTACCGCAATAATCCTGTCACTCTGAGTCAGAGCCAGAGTGACAATAGGAATCGCCGGGAAACCGGATTCAGCCCGCCATCGCAGCTCTGACCTGTGGTGTGCGGGTTTTTTCATGGGCTGCACAGATGACGCGAACATATGACGAATTCATTCAGTCGAAACGACTCGCCAGCAAGAGCTACGGATTTGATGTTGATCCGGCATCTACGAATCCGAATGCGTTTGAGTGGCAGCAGAGAGTAATTGCGTGGGCACTAAAACGCGGGCGTGCTGCGTTGTTCCTCGACACCGGACTCGGAAAGACTTTGTGTCAGTTGGCATGGGCCGAGAGAGTCTGCACGGAGACAGGCGGGAGTGTGATGCTAATATGTCCGCTCGGTGTCAGGCATCAAACGAAACGCGAAGCAGCAAAATTCGGCATACAGGTGGATGTTGTGGTTGCTGATGATCAATCAGAATCACCGAAGCACGGCATATCGATTGTCAACTATCAGAAGATTGATAAATTCGACACATCAACATTTGCCGGAGTTGTGCTCGATGAATCGTCGATTCTGAAAGGATTGACTGGAAAGATTCGGAAGCAGCTTACTGATGAATGGTCGGATGCGAAATACCGATTGGCATGCACTGCGACACCGTCTCCAAATGATACGATGGAATTGGGGGCACATGCAGAATTCCTTGGCGTGTGCTCACAGCAAGAGATGCAGTCAAAATACTTTGTAAACGATTCTGGCAACACTCAAAAATGGAGGCTTAAAGGACACTCGATCGATGCCTTCTGGGATTGGGTGTGCGATTGGGCATGTTGTGTTTCGATGCCGTCAGATATTGGCGGTGATGACTCTGGATATGAATTGCCAGAATTGATTGAGCACACAGAAACGGTTCATGTCCCAGGCAAAGTGGCTGACGGGTTTTTGTTCGACTGCTCAGGCATTAGTGCGACAAACATCCATCAGGAGAAGCGGTACACGTCGCCATTTCGGGCTGACAGGACCGCAGAGATAGTTAATTCAAATGATGATCAGTGGATCGTGTGGTGTGACTCAAACTACGAATCTGATGATCTTGTGCATCGGATTCCTGATGCGGTCGAGATTCGTGGGAGCATGTCAGATCAGCAGAAGGAAAGCAGGCTTGATCAATTCTCCGATGGGTCAGCACGAGTCATCATCACGAAGCCGTCAATCAGCGGCATGGGAATGAACTGGCAGCACTGTAATCAGATGGTGTTCCATTCGATTAGCTATAGCTTCGAGCAGAAATATCAGGCAGTGCGTCGATGCTACCGATTCGGCCAGACGCGGCCAGTGCATTGCTATTCAGTGACGACTGACACGGAGCATGCAATTGCAAAGGCAGTGTCTCTGAAGGCAGGAATGCACGACGAAATGAAAGAACGCATGCGAGTTGCGATGAGCCGCAGCGACTTCAGTGCGAAACAGGACCGCGGCAGAACAACCTACAGACCAATAGAAAAGATGGAGGTTCCGAAATGGCTGAAGTAATCAATCAGCAAAATGGCGAGATGTGGCAACTTTACAATGGGGACTGCTGCGAGATGATCAGAGAATTGCCGGATGAATCAATCGGCTATTCATTGTTTTCCCCGCCGTTTGTGTCGCTGTTCGTTTATTCAGATTCCGAACGTGACATGGGGAATTGCGAAAGCTCTGATGAATTCTTCGAGCATTTCAGATTCCTGATACGGGAGCTGTATCGAGTGCTCAAGCCGGGGAGACTGTGCAGCGTGCATTGCATGAACATGCCAAGCTCAAAGTCGCACGATGGTTTTATTGGAATCAAGGACTTTCGAGGCGATATTATACGTGCGTTTCAGTCAGCGGAGTTTATCTACCATTCTGAGGTCTGCATCTGGAAAGATCCAGTTGTGGCCATGCAACGCACGAAAGCTCTCGGGCTGCTGCATAAGCAGGTGTGCAAAGATTCATCAATGAGCCGTCAAGGTATCCCGGACTACATTTGCACATTCCGGAAGCCAGACAAGAATGCGGAACCGATAGAAGGACCGTTTGAATTCTTCGCTGGTGACGGATTCTCTCACACTGGAAATTACAGCATTGATGTATGGCAGCGATACGCTAGTCCTGTTTGGATGGATATCCGGCAGTCAAATACGCTGAATGCTGCCGAGGGCCGGTCAGAGAAAGATGAACGGCATGTGTGCCCGTTGCAGCTTGATGTGATTCACAGGTGCTGCCAGCTATGGAGCAATGAAGGCGACGTTGTATTGTCGCCGTTTGCTGGAATTGGATCTGAAGGAGTCGGTGCAATTAAGATTGGCCGCAAGTTCATCGGATTCGAATTGAAAGAGGAGTATTTTAAGGTGGCAGCGAAAAACCTGCGAATAGCAGAGCAGGAACAATTAGCACCAACACTGTTTGAATAAGGAATTGAATCGATGAAAGTACAGGTTGAGATGGACGCATTCGAGCCATTGCGGGCGATCCAGTCCGAAATCCATGATTGTGCAGTAGCAAAAGGATGGTACGACGGCAGCTCCGATCGGAATCCGGCAGAGCTGATCGCGTTGATGCACTCCGAATTGTCAGAGGCACTGGAAGCATTCCGCACAGGGAATCCGCCTGACAAGCACTGCCCGGAATTCGGAAATGCGGAAGTTGAATTCGCGGATTGCATCATCCGAATTCTGGATGCCGCAGAGCATATGGGGCTGGATGTGGTCGGTGCGATGAAAGCGAAAATGGCAGCAAACTGGGACCGTGAACCACGACACGGCGGAAAGGTATACTGATGAAAGAGCGGACATTATCAATTGACGAGATCACTACCGATGCAGGGACACAAGCCCGAATCGGGTTGAGTGATGACACCGTG